CTGCTGTGGAAGTAATAGTAGCAAGAGTTGAATCAGTTCCTGGTGTTGGAGGTGTTGTAACTGGATAAGTTGGTGCTGGTGGAGCTGATACTCCTCCTGCTCCGATTACGATTGAATAATCTTCTCCTGTTACTAATTCTAATGCTGCTTCTGATGATGATTGACCGCCTGAAGTTTCACCTGTGTTTAATCTATAACCACCTGCTCCACCACCGCCTGCTGCTTGTAATCCTCCAGAACCGCCACCTGCAACTACTAAATATTTTACATCAAACGGGACTCCCCCTCCTGATGTGAGACCAAGTCCTTTTGCTGAGGCTGCTCCAAATGTTCCTAATAAAGGCATCTTTCTTCTCCTATTCTATTACGCGAACTGTGTTTGAGCTGCTAACGCTGTGAATGTAGCATCACCAGTTTTAATAACAGTGTATGTGTAAACGTCGATAGAACTAGCATTTCCACCTGTAGGTGCAGATCCACCTTGCCATTCTGGAGTAATTGCTGATCCGTCGACAGTTACCGCGCTATTATAATACGGTGTTCCACCTTGGGTCACTAAGAAAGCGACCGTGATTGATTCATTCGTATCCATAATATTATTTAAAGTTGTAGAACCATCGCCTCTAATGTTAACTGTAAAGTTACCTGCAGCGTTTGTTGTGTGGTAAAGAACAGCTTGTGTGATCACGTCATAGTTTACTGTTCCAGTCGTACCAGTTGCAGCGATAGTTACTTTTTCTGCTAATTGTTGAATTTTTCCACCGCCATTAAGTGTAACTCTACCAGTTCCTTTTGGTGTTAATGTCATGTCAACGTTTGTGTCACCACCTGTCACTGAAAGTGCAGGACTGCCGCTTGCTGCAGCGTTGGTAACTGAAAATTCGTTAACAGCTGAACCTGTTGTAGCAAATTTAATTTGCTCATTAGAGTTTTCGTCTAAGATAGCTTTTGTATTATCGATGATAATATTTTGACCGTTAGTATCTAAGTCAGCTGAAAGTTGTGGTGAGAAGTCTGAAGATAATTCTGTGAAAGCTGTATCTACAATGTTAGTACCATCACCATAGACCATCTTCGTGCCTTTGTCAGCTGCAGCCCATACTACTCCAGATCCTGAAGTTGTTTTGACTGTTACTGAGTAAGCGCCTGAAGTGGCATTGTCTACGATATAAACTTTTTCTACTACAGGAACAACTACGTTAACATTCGTTGTAATAGTTCCAGTTAATTGTAATACTGCATTTTTTCCATTGGAAACCGCGCCATTTGAAACTGTTAATGTTGCACCTGTTGTAGCATTAAGAGCTACTGCTTCATAACCAGCAATCGCTTGCTCTACGATTAATAAGTTTGTATTTGTAATTTGTCCCCATGTTCCCGAGTTTTCACCGGTTGCTTGGACTGTAAGTTTCAAAAAACTTGATGTTGAATTCGCCATAATTTTATTCCTATAGTTTTATTTTTATTAAATTTAAGCTGCGGTGTCAACCTCTCTCCACGTGGCGGTTGTGCCGGTATCAACGGTTTCCCAGATTAAAGCATTAAGCGATCCAGTGGACGTTGTCAAGTTGTTTCCTGTTAAAGTTACCGTCCCCGTTCCAGTTAAACTTACACTACCGACTGTACTTGTCAAGGCTATTCCTGAAGGAGATGCAATAGTATTTGGTGTTCCTACAGCGGTTCCAAGAGCTACTGTCATACCTATTCCAGTAGGTGCTACTTGTATCGAATCAGATATTCCACCCCAGTCTAAATCTCCCCAAGCTTTTCTACCCCAACCTACGTTAATTTCAGTAGATATTCCTACATCAGCAAGAACAGATGTTAAACCAAATCCTACTAAATCAGCTTGATCATTTCCATCGTTGTTCCATAAACCTTGACCCCATTCTTTTCTGCCCCAACCAATATTTACTTCTTCTGTCGTTGTTACAGAACCAAGGTTAGCTGTTAAACCAAAACCTTGAACGAGTGTAGTTCCAGGTATACCCCAACCTAATTCACCCCAATTAGCTCGTCCCCAACCAGTGTTAACTTCATTTGCTATGGATACTGAACCAGGGGTAGCTGACATGCCTATTCCAGTTGGTTCTGCTGTTTCGTTAGCAAAACTTACACTCCAACTTAAATCTCCCCAAGCTTTTCTACCCCAACCAATGTTTATTTCACTATTAATGGTTACTGATCCAAGATTAGCTGTTAAACCAATTCCTGTTAAATCAACATTTACTAAATTTTCATTATCACCCCAAACCTGTTGACCCCAAGCTTCTCTACTCCAACCTAATTCTACGTTAGCATCAATAGTAGTTGAACCTAAAGAAATAGTTGTTCCAATTCCTGTTGGAGATATAGCTGTGGAACCTTGATCATTCCATTGTCCTTCTCCCCAGGAAAGAGCACTCCATGCGTTACTAATAATATCTAGTTCTCCTCCCATTGCTATTCCATGATAATAACAATAGTAAAATAGATCTTGTGCGCTTGCAGGTGTAATTTCTACGTATCGAGTTGTTGCTGAATTAAAAGATCCGCTAGCATAATCAGAATAAGGGACGGTTGATCCATCTAAATTATAAACAACTCCGGTTTCAATTCTTCCAGAGTTAGGATTTGATGAATCGTTCGTAAATAATAATGGATGATTATCGTTTGATGAATCGTCTTGATTAAATCTTAAGGTAGCTCCTTGAATCCAAGTAATATCTAAATCACGAACACCATCTAAATAATAAACGCTTCCGGTGCCTGAACCAGACGGATAACGATTTCCAGTTGCGACTGTTACTGTGTATGTTTTATCCGCCATAGGAGGTTTCTCCTATTATCCGGATATTCTTAATATCGCTGCTGATGTTGTGAATGCTGGGAACTGAATAGTAAACGTTCCTGATGTTGCAGTTTTATCTGCACCAAAATCTAAAACTACTACAGCGTCAGTTGTACCTGAACCTGATCCCATAGTTGTGTTGTAGATTAATGCACCTCTTGCTGTAAGAGTTACACCTGTGAAAGATAAATTAGCAAAGTTAGTTATTGCTACTGCTGAAGCTACTGAAGTTCCGGTGTTGACTAATGCTTTACCGCCTTGAGTGTAAGTGCCTGAGTTAGCAACTTGGTTTCCCGTACTGTCTCCTGGATAAGTTGCTGTGTTTGCATTTAAAGTAGCTGCTGATGTATAGAGTGCTAGTTTAAAAGTGTCTCCACCTGCTGATGAAAAACTATGATCTCCGTCTAAAAGTTCTTTTTTAAAACTGCTGCATACTGCTTGTGTTATTGCCATAAAACTCCTTATTGTTTTCCAATTCGAGGAACACCACTTTGATATTCGTCTCGTCTTCGTCTTCCCATTTGCTCTATTGAGAATCCTTTGACTGCTTCAACGTATTTTTTATCATAATGTTGGAGCATGTCAAGTGGCCCTTTCAAGAAGCCGTACGCCTCTACTAGGCAAGCATACAATAAGCCGTTGGGAAATTTTTGACTTAGGTATGTAGTAGCATTTGTACTCGATAATCCTTGTGGTTTCAAGATATAATTTAATTGAATTGAGTAAGTAGCATTAGGGACCGGGGCAAAAACTAAATGCTCTTCATCCCAGTAGCTATAGTATTTTGGAACTCCTGTAGCATCAGATTTGTTATATTCTGCCATAAAATTGGTGTCTCTGTAGTCTAGAAAGTCTCTTTCAGTGCCTGCTCCTACACCACTTGAGTCTACAATTTGAGCAGATCTAACTATTAAAAGATCATCGGGAGTTTTAACATATCTCTGATCTACAGTCAAAGTAGCTGTAGCGTAAAATCTATTATTATCAGAATCAACTTCTCTTAAAAGTCTAAACTCAGCATCTTCAATAAAACCATTTATAATAGTATCAGTAAAAACATTACTGTCTACTTCTGTATAGTCTCTAATTTTTGTTTTTAATTCATCGTATGTCATGCTCTTACATTAACAGGTCCTACCAAAACTTCAAGACCGCCTCCTGTTTCTGTTGATGTTGCGTTAGATTTTAAATTAAAAGTAAAACTATTGGTTCTAGGTAAAGTAGATGGCTGTCCTGTGTAAGGAATAGAAGTTTCAATCATTGTTATTTTATAGCTTCCAAAAATTTTAGCTCCATTTGAATGAGTTCTAGCTGTTGTGTTTGGTGGAGTTTTTCCTCTAAACGGAGCAGCTGTCCCTCTAACACAGCCTGTTAAACTGTTTCCTGAAACTCCTGTGTACTGAACAGTTTCATCTTCAATTCTTCCGGCATCAACTGTACCGTCTTGAGCATGAACTTTTTCAATCACCACAAATCCTGAAGTTGGAAAAATAGAAGCGTCATTTAAAACTATGGTGTTGGCTGTTGTTGTAATGTCTCCATTTAATGTTGTTCCTAATTGTAGAGTGTTTGTTGTAACTCCTCCGACAGGATTTTTAACTGCTTGAAATCTTACAGCATCATCTGTTAACATTGTGCTGTTTGTTTGAGCAACAGTAACCAAAGTTGAAGATCCAATAGTTGTGAAAGGATTATCGTTTAAAAAATCTACAGTTGCAGGTTCTACTCGTGCAGGTCTTGGATGAGGTAAACCTTGAGGATCTGCTGTGTAAGGTTTAGGATCTAATTGTGGTTGTTTAGGTTCAAACTCAGAAGTATGAACTCTAGCACCATTCCATTCTCTTACCATTTCTCGATAAGGAAAAGCTAATCCTGATCTATCAGAAATAAATAATGCATATTTTCCTTTTGATAAATTACTCATAATTACATATCTCCTGCTTCAACTAATAATGATTTATCTATATTAGTGTCACCTTCATTTAGTTTTGCAAAGTCTTCTAATGTCATATTAACTTCATCTGCATTTACAGGTGTTGATTGTAAAAAAGCAGTCATTGTTGCAACAGGTAAACTAGCTAACATATTTAAACCTCTTACTGCTAAGGGAGTTAAATTTTTAGCTCTTGCCATAATTGTTCTTAATATATCTGTTTTTTGTTTTTTAAGTAAATCATCATCTACTATGACTTCTCCTGGTAATCTTATTGATCGACTTTTAGATAAATTTTTTGCTTTTTCAAATTGTTCCTTTGTTAAGTCTAAATAATTAATCTTTTCATCCTT